GGTGATGTGCCATGAAGTGAGAGAGCATTGGAAATGGATTATTACTCCTCTTGAGTTAGAAGCGGATTGCTCGGAACTCAATGGCAACTGGTCAAGAATGAAAACAATAATGGAATATATTCATTAGAAAGGGGAAGATAATGGAAGATTGCAGTTGCGTTTATATCCCATATGATACTGATGAGAGTTGGGATGATGAGCCTACACAAGAAATGGAGACAGCAAAAGCGGAACGTGTCTGTACTGAATGTGGAAAAATAATTAAGTTTGGAGAACATTACGAATATTTTATAGGATATTTTTGTGGAAATCTTGAGGTATATAGAACATGCTTAGATTGTCTTTCTTTAAGAGAAGCTTTCTTTTGTAAAGGATGGGTATTTACAATGCTATGGGAAGATTTTGAAGGTTTTGTGTATGGTTGTAGAGCAGAAATATCCTTTGCAAAATTTTCAGAACTAACACAAGTAGCGTTACATAAAGCATGTGCAATTGTTGATGAGTTTTGGGTAACATCTGAAGAGGATACAAACGAACTTGAGCGTATTCAGGCACTAATCAATATGGGGCACTACGAAGACTGTGCGTATCGTATTGTTTGGGGAGATGGACAATGTATGTGTGAAAAGCAAAAAGGGGAATAAAAATGGCAAGCTTAGACCTCAGTTCGATGGTTAAAATAATAGCATCAACTATTGATGATTCAGTGGAGCGTAAATTTTGTGAAAGAAAGGTTCTTACAACCATCTTTCATGAAAGATGCTGGTGGATATTATTGTTCTTCCTGCGTGTAAAAACAATGACCACAGCCGAAACAAAAGAGGATATTAATCTTTACTTTTTCTTAGCTACAAAAACAGATGATCCCATATTTGGGTTAATAAATTCTGTAGAAAAAGTTTTTGTAATTGGAATACCAGAGAGTAAACTGAAAAGAATGGATATATTATTTCGTAAATTTGAATTGTAAGGAGAAAGAATGAAACCAAACGCACTCATGAAAAGAAAATTATTAAACAGGCAATTAATGACCCTGACAATTACATAGGAAGAACACCCGGAGATTAAGGAGACAAGACGATGGACACACGCACAGGTGATATTCATTACTTTGAAAATGAAGAAACTAAAAAGGATTTTGAACAAAAACTTGGTAGACAACTTGTTCCACTAACCGAGAAACAGGTAAAGGAATTGCAGCCGCTATCCAAACGGAAAAGGAAGGCATTGCTCAATGGCATGAAATGTCCTTGTGCCAGTGGAAAGAGTTTTAAAAAGTGCTGTGCTAAGAAATACAAATAAGGAGATATAGCCATGGAGCCAAAACTCGGAGCACCACAATACTGTCCGGTATGCGGCGGGAATAATCCATCAGGACTACGATTACCTGAACAATGCGTGTGGTGTAAAAAGAAAAGAGAAAATATAGCATGGTTGAAAAAAGAGGCAGAACTTCATGAACTTGCAATGCAACAAAACAAGGATCGTATGCAGGATCTTGAGGAAGAAAACGCAACTTTGCACCAGCGTAATGCTGAATTGACAGACGCATTTACAGCTTTAATGGAAGGGCTTGAAATGGAAAACATAGAGCGTGCATTAAAGGCTTCCCCTGAAATATTAAAAACTGTGGGGTGTAAAATAGCGGAAGCTGCCAAACGAAATAAAAAGGATAGAAAAGGATGAGATTAATATTGGCTAAATTTAGATTGTGGATATTCTCAAAGATAGTGGATATTGCAGATTGGGTGTATGACTATGCTGCACTTAAAATCTTAGTGGACATGATAGATGAAGATGACTACTACGTATCTGAAATGGAAACCTTTTGCATATGTCCTCTTGGGAATGAGTGTAAGTATTATAATGATGAAAAATGCACTTGGAAACCCGACACAAAACTTTATGTTGTAGAGGAAGAATAATGGCGAGAAAAAGAAAAACAAAACAAGAGCCTGTTAAAGAATGGCCGAAAGAAGAAACGGATTTAACCAGAAAGTATCGTCCACAGACAATTGATAGTCTTGTTGGGAATGCTGTACTAAAGAAATCTCTCAAAGCAGCTCTTAGCAACAATGATGTACCTCATGCAATCTTATTACAGGGGCCAAGGGGGTGCGGAAAAACAACAATAGCAAGAATACTCGCTAATGAATTGAAATGTTCCAGATTTGATTTAAAAGAAATTGATGTTGCAGACTTTTCTGGCATTGCAACAGCAAGGCAGATCAGACGCACAATGAATACACGTCCTATGAAAGGCGATGTTAAAGTATTTATCCTTGATGAAGTAGCCCTTCTTGGCCGTGGAGGAGCTTCTGAAAAAAATGAGGCTCAGTCCGCTCTACTTAAAGCCCTTGAAGAGCCTCCATCTCATTGTTATTTCTTTCTCTGTACAACTGATCCACAAAATGTTCTCAATACAATTAAAAGCAGATGTGTTCATTACACGGTTTCCACATTATCTGAGAAACAGACGTTTGAATTTGTGACTGACATTGCAGAAAGAGAAGACATAGAGCTTCCCAAGAAAGTCGCAATACAAATTGCACGGGACTCGCTCGGACATGCTCGTGATGCGCTTAAAATTTTACAACGTGTGATTTATCTTGATGAAGAAGATATGCTCAAGGCAGCGCAACAGGAAGCGGAGAAACGACATCAAACAATTGCATTGTGCAGAGCGTTGACACAGAAAAAAAGCTGGAAAGAAATGGCGGGGATTCTGAAAGGATTGAATGATAAGCCAGAATCAATTCGCAGAGCAATCAGAGGATACTTTAAAAACGTTTTATTGAATGGACAGGAATGGGCTTTTATTGTTCTTGATACATTCAGTGAGCCCTTGTACAACACAGATGCAGAGAATGAGATTGTTAAGTGTGTGTATGAATGCTGGAAGGAATTAAATGATTAAATAGAAAGGAGAGATATGTGGAAGTAGCACAACATGCAATAGATAGATTCAGACAAAGAACAGGGGCTAAATATTCAGATGAAAGAATTAAAAACAAATTACTTAAAATGTACAACAGAGGAGAAAAAGTATCTTTAACAGCGTACAGAAAAGTAATGGCATTACTAAATCACGGATTTCAAGAAGCATCTTATGTAGAATATTGTGGATGGATATTAGTTGTAGTTGACAGTGTAATAATCACAATTCACAATAACGAAGCAAAATTGACAGCTAAAAAATAATTTCGACATCTTTTTGAACATAACGTCTATATTATGAAAGTGAGTGTATATGTTTGAAGAACATGAAAAAGAAATTGAGGAAGAACGTCAGATTGATCCAGATTCACTTGATGTTGAGTGGCTAAATCAACCTAATCTATTCTATAAATATTCTGATGCACTTGACACAGCAACACAAATACGCAATGAATTAAAGACACAACTTGAGAATTTGAAAGAGCATCTTGAATTTGTCAGATCAGCGCTTGAATTAAAGATCAGGCAGAATCCAGAAGCATTTGAGCTTGAGAAAGTGACAGAATCTTCGATTAAGGCAGCAGTTACTATCCATCCTGATTACCAAAAAGCATTAACGGAGTTGCAAGATGCAAGAGAAGAATTCAATGAAGCTCAGAACACAGTCAATCGTTGCTATACCCGTGTTAATACCATTTCAGAGAAACGCACCTCCCTTGAACGTCTCGTAGTCCTATTAAATCAACAGTATTTTTCCACACCGTCAGTTCCCCGTGATTTGCGCCAAGAATACATAGCATATCAAAAGACCAGAAAAACCCAACGAGAAGCACGTAAAAAAGTAAAGGAAAGGAAAAGAAAAAATAAATGATTGATCTAACATTTTTGGACTTAATAAAGGTGATTGCAATCCTGCTCATTATTCTCTGCTTTATTATTCCAATAAGCATTGCTATGTGTACTTCTTGTTTTCTCTCAACAAAATACAAGGAGAAAATAAAATATCTAACTGCACTCACCAACACAAAAACAAACTATGAGAGGTAAAAAATGGCTAAGAAGAAAAAAGACGCAAAGAAAAAATCATCAATGAGAGACAAGGCAAAGAGAAGAGCAGAACGGAATATGAATCGTGGCGGGGCTATGTACCTTGATCTTCCTGAAGGAACTGAACAGTTCCGGCCTAAAAAAGGAACGTATAGCCTTGACGTGATTCCATACAAAGTATCAGTATCAAATCATCCAGAAGCAGAAAAAGGAGAACTCTGGTATCAGCGTACAATCTGGGTGCATTTCAGTATTAACAATAAATCATATCTCTGTCCCCGTACAATCAATAAACCCTGCCCCATCTGTGAGCAAGTGAAAGATTTATACAACAGTGATGATCAGGCAGATAGAAAACTTGCTGGAGACATCAAGGCAAAAGAACGCGAACTGTACAATGTGATTGATCTTGATGATCAGGATAAAGGTGTGCAGCTTTTCAATATCAGCTACCATCTTTTTGGAAAAGCTCTTGATGAAGAGATCAACGAGGGCAAAGATGAGTATGGTGGTTTTGCAGAGCTTGAAGATGGAAAAACACTGTCTGTTCGTTTTGGAGAAAAATCCATAGGGGGTGGTAAGCCCTTTGTTGAAGCGACCAGAATTGATTTTGAAGATCGAGATGATTACGACGAGGACATTCTTGATGATGTGGTCGATCTTGACTCCATTCTTGTAGTTGAATCCTATGAGAATCTTCAGAAAGCATTATATGAAACTGATGATGCGGATGAAGAAGACGACGATGAGGATGAGGACGAAGACGAGGAAGAGGAGGATGAGACAGAAAAGAAAAAAAAGAATGTAAAGAAGAGTGGCAAAAAGTCCTCGAAGAAGAACCACGATACGACTGGAAAAAAGAAAGGCAAGAAGTCGAAAGAATCTTCCCGGGACTCAGACGATACAGACGAGGACGAAGAAGAAGAAAAGGATAAAAAGAAAAAAGACAAGAAAAAGAAATCTCCTAAATGCCCACATGGTGGAACATTTGGTGAAGACTTTGACACACTTGAGGATTGTGATGAGTGCAAATTCTGGACTGAGTGTTCGGAAGCAGCAGATGATGAAGATGAGGATGAATAATTGATACATGCGGGGAGTGGCGAAACGGTAGACGCACGATTCCGGAAACGGTCTGAGAGCAAGTTCTCGGTGCAGGTTCAAATCCTGTCCCCCCGCACATCTAAATAAGGAATGATAATGGTTGAAAGAAAACGAAAGTCTAAAAAACGTAAACGAACAAAAAATAATTACGAGTGTCCTCCCGATCTATTACCAACTGGGTGTACTTTATTGAACTGCGCGTTTTCAGATAATCCTTTCGGCGGTTTTAGAAAAGGAAAAATTGTAAACATTGTTGGTGATAGTTCTGCTGGAAAAAGCATTCTCTGCTACACATCATTAGCTGCCATTGCCTCCGATCCTGCTTTTGATAATTATCGCTTGATTGTGGATGACGCTGAATGTGCAGATTCATTTGATGTAAAAAAACTATTTGGTAAAAAACTGCTTGATAGGTTAGAGCCTCCTGGATGGAAAAACGATGAGCCTATTCATTCTGAGACTGTGCAAGATTTTTTAATGATGCTTAAAGATGCCGTAAATGAGAACAAACCCTTTGTCTATATCCTCGACTCATGGGATGCTGTTGATTCAGAAGAAGACCAAAAGCATCTGGATGATATGTATAAGAATTGGAAAAAAGACAGGGAGAATAAAAAAGGCACTTATGGCACAGCTAAAGCAAAGATGGCAAGTACCATTCTCAGAAATATCAAATCAGATATTAACAAAACACAGTCTGTTGTGGTCATCGTTTCTCAGGTACGTGAAAACCTAAATGCAGGCATGTTCGGATCAAAGAAAACAAGATCAGGAGGAAAAGCACTCAAGCATTACTCATGGCAAGAATGCTGGCTTTATCTTGGTTCAAAGATTAAACATCCGAGCACAAAACTTCCAACAGGCGTCACCACGTACAGTAAAACAGAAAAGAATCGTCAGACTGGAAAACTGAGGGATGTTGAGTTTACCATTTTTTATGATCTTGGAATTGATGATGTTGCTGCTAACATTAAATTTCTTGATTCTGTCAATTATTTAAAAAAGAAAAAACAAACGTATGTTATTCCTGAGCTTGACTTTGAAGGTACAAAAGATAAACTAATTGCACATATTGAAGATAATAATTTGGAAAAAGAAGTACAAAGAATGGTAGGTGAAGCGTGGAAAGAGAGGGAAGATTCAATCAAACTATCACGTAAAAAAAGGTTTGAATGATATGTCAAATAATAAAGGAGAGCCTGTTCTTGTTTGCGATTATTGTGGAAGAAGACAAACAAAATCAATGATGGGAAGAGTAGCCGGGGTAAACAAAAACATATGTTCAAGCTGTTATTTTTTGTTGGTTATGGATAGAGAGGATAGTAAATTACCTGGAATACGTCTGAGAAGAAGATTTAACTGCCGTAAAGGAATTAAAAATGCACCTATGTCCTAACTGTGGAAATAAAATGAAGTGGATCTCAATCAGAAAAATAGTTTTTGATAATGGAACATTTAAAGCACCCTGCTCTAAATGTGGCACATTATTTGTTATCAATCTTCCTTTTATTCCACCAGCAAAAAACAAAGTAGTATAATGAAAAAAACCACTTTAATAGATTCCAATTACATATGTTATCGTGCTAAGTTTGCTACAGGTCATTTACAGTACGGCAATGTTCGCACAGGCATATTATTTGGATTCTTTAATCAATTGATCACTGCTGCTGAAAAGACACAGCCTGATCAAATAGTGTTCTTTTGGGACAGTAAGAAATCGAAACGTAGAGAAATATTTCCTGATTACAAAATAAAGAGAAGACAGGAAAGAACTGAACTGGAAGAACAAGAATGGAAAACAGCATACGCACAGTTCAATCAACTCAGAAAAAAGATATTACCTGATCTTGGATTTAATAATCAGTTTCTACAGTCTGGCTATGAGTCAGATGATTTAATTGCACAATACGTTTTTGATTACGGTAATAAGGAAGATATATGTGTAGTGACAGGAGATGATGATCTCTTGCAATTATTAGAGTATTGTATTATTTACAATCCAGCAAAAGAATCTTTTGTTGACACAAAAAAATTT